TCTTGGTAAAGTTGTTTGCATAAATGGTAATTGCTTACTCATTTGCTTTGAGAAACGTGCAAAGCCTGCGATATAATCTTCAACAATCTTGATTTCTGACAAATCGTAATCAACCTGACCTTTAGAAGCTCCCTCAGTTTGAACTGCAATAGCACCTTCTCCACCAGTCTCACGATATTGAACATAAAGTCCAGTACCGCTTATTGAAGTTGGCATTAAATCTCTAAAGTTGATTTTTTGGCTAGGCAACAAAGCTTGTGTAGCTGCATATGATGCAACACCATCACCAGTCAAGTTATTTGACAAAGTCATGTTAGCAACTGCCTTCAATTCCATTCTGAATGGCTTACCCTTCTTTACGTTTTGAATCTCATCAAAGTTAGCCTCTAACCCTTCGCTGAATAATTGGCCAAAAGATTTTTTCTCCATACTAGATGCAGATGAAGATTTTACTCTTGTTTGTAACAAATCAAATCCCTTTAAGATTGCAGCTTGTTCAGCTTTCAATTTGTTAAACTCTTCAGTCATAGCTTTTACAGCCTCAGCTGAATCACTACCATTACCAAATGCGTTGATTTTCTCATCAACCGCTGTTACTACTGATTTCAATTGATCAGCAATCTCAGACTTAGTTTTTTCAGAGATTGAAGTTTCTAACGTTGATTTCAACGCCTCCAATTCTGACATTAATTCTTTCTTTTCCATGTCTTTATGGTTTTAAATAATTTGATTAAATTTTATTTCTAAACTGCCTGATAATATCCAATGTGTCATCTACTGGCTCAATGGTTGTTACCGGTTGAGTAGTGTTAGATTTCATATCTAGAATTAATTGAGCTAATTGTTTGCTATGTAACAACAACATCTGTATTGTGTCATCTGTTGCCGTTGTGTTTCTGCAGAACTTATCTATAGCTGCCGTTTTAGCAACTATCATATCTACATCTAAATTCTTATCACCCTTTAGTGACGTGATTGGTGTAAGTGCATTAGCACCCCATGCCGTAAGTGAACTGCCCTCGTATAACTTAACCTCTGTAATCTCAAACTGTCCTAAAGATGGATTGCGTAAATAGTTTTCATAGGATTGGACTTGATTACGCTTAATTATCTTAAAGCCAATTGAATGCTCTGTTATTAACCCACTCTCAACCATCTTTATAAAATCCTCACCACCTTCATGCGTTCCCACTTGACTCTCGTAATATAATCCGTACTCATCCTCTCTCAATGTCAATAACTTGCCTAAGGGTTGTGATGGATCATGATTAAGTAAATGCTTTATTCTTGGTTGTGATGATGCAGGTCCCTGCTCGTTTATTGTCTTAGTAAAAGCACCAGGCTTCATTATATCTCCATCTGAATCTACATTATTGAACTTGCTAAAATAACCTGTAACAATACCCTGAATCGGATTCATATCCATTATCTCAGATACTATTGATACATCCTTTATGTTATATATGCTGTTCATTAATATAAAGTTACTAATTTATTTTAAATATAAAACCAAATTTTTTGCACCTAGTAAGGGATTCGCACCCTTATCTCCCTACTATGTAAGGGCGTTTCCTATTGTTGGTATTCATTCCCAATTACGCCAACTAGGTGTATTATCTTCTTATTATTCTGCCGTTCCTATCTCGCTTTGCTTGAAATGCAACCGTACACCTGCAATTAACCACCTCTTCTGCAGGTACTGCCAACCCATTTGGTTGCTGTCTTACTCCAGGTTGCATCATTCCAATATCTCCAAGCTTTGCATTGGTTAATGTGAATGGTGTCTCAATTGGTAGCCTTGTGCCATCAACCATTCTATGATCATGCCTTGTACGTTTATCCTTAACCGCTATCCATACTTTCTCCATTACATTGCCCGATTCATTAGCATAAATCATAGCTGCACCATTTGCACTAGTCACTGTTTCTGTTCGTGCTATTCTCCTAGCTCTCATAGCATTAAATGCAGGGCTTACTAGCAACTGCCTTACTATATCATCAAATGAAGCACCTGTTACCGCTGCATCACTTAACACCCTTTGTATAAATGCTGTGCTGTAACTTGTCATTAAGTTTGCATCGTTTAACAAATCTATTCCGTAGTATTGATTCATTAACTCCACTATCCTTTCATTAAATCCCATCTGACCAGTAACAAACGTATCATCTGCCTTTAATGATTCGGTTCTTGTCACTCTTGCCCATGCAGGTCCAACCGTCTTATACAATGAAACTAACACATCATATATTGGGAACACTGGCAATGCCATAGGATCCTGTGTCTTTACAAATGAATCCAATTGTATCTTTAATGCTTTATGAAACTTAGACTCATACAACTTCTCATACCTTTGTTGAAACTTACTCCACCTATTAAAATATGCTGTTTGCTCTTGTTGTGTCATAAACTAACTGTTATGCTTAATCCGGGATTCCCGAATTTGTTTGCTAACGCTTTTTTTACTTGTTCCACCTTCCAATCCCTTTGTTGCTTCTTTAATGGACATGATGGAACTGGTAACTCACTAATCAATATCATAGTTACTTTACTGTGTATCATCTGTGTAATTTGCTCTATACTTTTCTCCATTATACTATTGGTAAATCAGCAACATTAATACTTAAATCGGTAATATATTGTTTACCTGAATCTATTATAATTTGATTCATTGCCTCCTCATCTATCATCTCAAAATCTTGTATCTCACGTTTCTCATTTGGTGTTATCCACCACATTGCAGATAATGCTTCAGCTTGTGTCTTCATATCATCCTGCATAGCAGGTATGTCGCTAATATCTATCTCAATAGTCCTTTGCACCCCATCCTGATACATTGGTAATATGCCCTTAATCAATGCATCTCTAAACAAATGTATGTTTGGTAGGATTGAGTTTGTGTACAACATCTTTAATGCCGTATTCATGTTGTTGTATGTACTGCTGTCTGTGTTGTTTAGTAATACTTCAGGGAACTTGTAAGCATTGCAAATCTTTGTGAAATCTATCTTTTGTAAATCACTTACCTCCATATCTGCTAACTTCAAGCCTAGCTCTAAATATCCCATCTCTCCAGCTGCAAAGTATGGCGCACCCTTATTACTGCTATTCTTTAAATACTTAGCAAAGTCATTCTTACGTTGCCCCAATGTCTCAATAGCAAAGTCTGACTTCTCATACACAATACCTGGAATGCCACCATTCTGCATCTGCGCAACTGAGGCATTCATTCCAGCATCTAATCTAGTTACACGCTTAGTCAATACCTGCAATGGGCTAAGTCCCCTGAACTGCTGACCATTGGTGATGGTAGGATTGTAATACTTTACGTGTATAATATCATCAGTTGTAAACTTACCATCAAATCCTATATCAAAGTATCTATAGCCAACAACGTGCTGAGGAAATGAATCACTAACTAACACTGTTACATTTTGATTATTCAATGCATGTAGTGTAACCATACCAGCATTAGGCCCCAACTCCAACACTTCCTTATACAAAAACAACTCACCAGTTATGTAGAGTATTGTGTAATATTTAATCTTATCCTCATAGCTAATGCCGTCTAGCATCTTCATAAAGATATCATCTTGCTCTAAATCCTGCAGTGCTTTTGTCTTATAGTATTTCTTTTGTATGCTTTTGAAGTCATGTCTTTTATAACCCTTCATTGCTACATCATCAACAATCTCATAGCCATAAAATGGAATCCTTGCAGCCGTCTCAGCTAAGTAACTGATCACTGAGTAAATATCATCAATTGTTGTGTACTGGTTAATTGCTTCAATCGTCTGCCAACTTGGAAATATGGCGTTGGATGCGTTGATGGTCATACCCATCATGTTACTTACTGCCTTAGTCTTTACTTCCTTTTTGCCTAATATCTTATCAATCCATTTCATATGCGAATACCATTTTAGGTTTAAACTCAAATATCTCTCTCATCATAAACATATCCAACAAATCAGGACTATCCCCATTTAGCTTTACCTTCATCTCATCCTTGCCAATAATCCTTAGCTTACCATCGTAATCACTCTTGTCACGTTTAATAGCCTTCCTTTCATACATAAATCTTTGTTTGACCGTCATTGTACTATCGTACATCTTACTGGCTACATGTTTGTTAATCTTCATCCTGCCCATACTTACTGCATTGCCTGTACGATAGTAACACTGCGTCTTTAGGTTCATGTAATTCTCTTTTATCAGACGTCCACTTGCCTCATCCTTTACACTCATTGCTGATGCCCCACCATTAAACGGAACTGCACCACGAATGAACCCATCAACATACGAGCCAACACCATCTGCGTCATAACAAATATACCGATTTTCTACGGAATACTTTTGTGCCAGCCTATTAATTAAATCAATTACCTGCTTACCATCACTCTTATCCATTATCTCAATGTCCATTAGCTCCATCCCTTCCCAATATCCTACTACAAGCTTATTGCTTCCCTTCATCGCAATATCAGCTGTGATGTATCTACCAGTCTTATCTACTCCTTTTATGTTCTCAAACATCCCTACAAATGCATCATAGTCATACACATCATTAG